AGACGAGTGTTCTAAAAACTGGAATGTTCCGATTGTCTGGCTTGAATACCGAAGCGCAGACCCGAAGTTTGAAATTGTAAACTTTGAAAATGCGTCTAGGGGGGGGCAGCCATTTGAACAGATTATTCAACATCGCAAGATGTTGCCTAATACCAGAGCTAGATTCTGTACGGTTGAACTCAAAATCAGAACTATGCGCAGATATGCGCAATCGCTTGGCTGGGATGAATGGGATAACATGATCGGCATACGAAACGATGAGCAACGCCGAGCCGCAAAAATGGCGTCAGACTACAAGGGAGAAACTCCGGTTATGCCGCTGCATCAGGCCGGTGTGCGCAAATCAGAAGTATTAGATTTTTGGAATAGACAGCCTTTTGACCTTGAACTTCTGGTCGTAAACGGCGAGACAATAGGCGGAAATTGCGACCTGTGTTTCTTAAAATCAACGCCCAAAATTTTGACTCTTGTAGCCCAAAAGCCAGAACGTGCTATCTGGTGGGCAAAGCAAGAAGAATGGGCGCAGACACAAACTAACGGCGACGGAAATCGTTTTAGGATTGACCGACCTCGCTATGCCGATATTCACAATTTTGTCGACAGGCAGGCAGACATGTTTGAAGACAGCATTGAATGTTTCTGCGGAGATTAGATGTCAAACCAGAAAGAGCGCAGCCAGAAGGCGCTTAACGGCGCTGGGCTAGACCTAGACTTTTCCACAAGCCCAGTCGTCTATTCATTCCTGCAAAGCAATGCTTTTGTACGTGGATTGATGGGGCCGGTGGGGTCGGGCAAGAGCTATGCGTGCGCTGCGGAGATCATGTTGCGTGCCGTTAGGCAAAAGCCTTCCCCTATCGATGGCATCCGATATAGCCGATGGGTTATTGTACGAAACTCTTACCCAGAACTCAAAACGACCACAATCAAGACGTGGCAAGACTTATTCCCAGAGAACACCTTTGGGCCAATGCTGTACACTCCACCGATTACCCACCATATCCGCTTGCCTTCCCGGGGCGATGCGGCGGGTATTGACTGCGAAGTTATATTTCTAGCACTTGACCAACCCAAAGACGTGCGAAAGTTGTTGTCCTTAGAGCTTACCGGCGCTTGGGTCAACGAGGCCCGAGAGCTGCCAAAAGCAGTTATCGATGGCCTCACCCACCGGGTCGGTCGATACCCAACAAAAAGGGATGGTGGCGCTAGCTGGCACGGTATCTGGATGGATACAAACCCAATGGACGATGACCATTGGTGGCATAGGCTATCCGAGAAAGAAAAGATGACCGGGGCGTACGCTTGGAAGTTTTATAAGCAACCCGGCGGTGTAGTCGAAGTAGACCCAAAAGACCTACCAGATAACCCAGAAGCTAACGACCATCTGTTTTCTGCCGGACGCTGGTGGAAGCTAAATACCAAAGCTGAAAACGTACGCAACCTACCGGCTGGCTACTACCAACAAATGCTACTAGGTAAGAACCTAGACTGGATTCGGTGCTACGCCGAGGGCAAGTACACCTACGTTCAAGAAGGTAGACCAGTCTGGCCAGAATACGATGACCTACTAATGACATCTGACTTGGAGCACGACCCAACCGTGCCAATTCAAGTGGGGCTGGACTTTGGTTTGACGCCTGCCGCCGTTATCGGACAACGTACGCAAAGTGGTACGTGGCACGTACTCCACGAGATTGTCACCTTTGATATGGGGCTTGAGCGATTTGGCCAGCAGCTATTGGCTGAGCTCAATGCCCGTTATCCCAAAGCCGAAGTGATGGTCTGGGGCGACCCGGCTGGTATGGCTAGGGACGCCATATATGAAGTAACCGCCTTTGACTATCTAAGAACCTTGGGGCTTCGTGCTCAGCCTACTCCAAGTAACGACTTTAAGGTTAGGCGAGAAGCGTCTGCCGCACCTATGCAGCGGCTTGTGGCTGGTAAGCCCGGGCTGCTAGTCAATAGGAACTGTAAGCTACTTCGGAAGTCTTTGGCTGGTGGATACCATTTCAAGCGGATAGCCGTTGGCGCAGGTCAGGAAAGATTCAGAGATAGCCCAAACAAAAACGAACACTCCCACGTTGGTGACGCCTTTGGCTACCTGCTACTGGGTGGCGGGGAGCACAAAAGGATGACCAAATCAAACTCTGGCCAGTCACGTACATTTACCGCACAAACCGTAGTCAATACAGAATTCGATGTCTTTGGACATTCTTAGCCTAAACTCGGAAATCAAGAACAGAAACGGGATTTTGCTGATGCCATACTCCCCGCTTCATGCGATGGAGATTCAGGTATCCAACCCAGAGGTTCTGGGTTCAGGCCAATCCGCCGCCGAGCACATGAACTGCCAAGCAGCACTTGGGCCAGCCATAACAGCGGTGGTCAATAATTCACCACTAGCCGTGTTTGGGTTTATACACTACTGGAGTGGCATGGCTGAGTTTTGGTCTATGTTCGACGACAGGATGCGACGCTACCCAAAGTCAATGACTCACATAGCACGACAGTTTCTGTATATCGCTGAGAGATCAGAAGTATTGCACCGGCTACAAATCACAGTAAAATCTGATGACATTAGGGCGTATCGGTGGGCTAAAGCGTTAGGTTTTGAGGAAGAAGGTCTAATGCGGAAGTTTTTGCCGGACGGTTCGGATTCATACATGATGGCAAGGATTAGAGATGAGTGGACTATTGAAGAAGCCAGATACCAGCGGAGCTGAACGCCAGCTTGAGGAAACCCGCAAGCAGACCGCAATGGAGCGTCAGCGAGCTGAGGAAGAAAAGCGAGACATGATGGAAACCGAAGCCGCACGTCGCAGGTCACGGATGCGTGGCGGTTCACGTATGTTGTTATCAGAGGCACGTGTTGCCCCTGAGACTGGTATTCAAACATTGGGCGCATCAAGCGCAGAAAGGACTGCTTAATTATGGGCGCAATAACCAGACTTATGCAAAAACCAGAGGTAAAAGAAAAATTTGCCGAAGTAAAAGCACAAACAGAAATAAAACCAGTTGCCTCTGTTGTTAACGAAGAACGTGCTGCTCGTCGCCGTGCTCGCCGTGGTGGTAGAGCTTTGTTATCCGAGGCAAGACTATCACCTGAGTCTGGAGCAGGCGGTCAAACGCTAGGATCTAGCCAGTCAGTCTAAGGAGCGACCATGCCAGATAAAGACAAGATGCAAAAGAAGGTTGCTACCGTTATGCGTGAATACTCCAAGGGCAAGTTGAAGTCTGGCTCTGGCCAAAAGGTCAAAAGCGAGCAACAGGCTAAAGCTATTGCCATGAGCGAAGGTCGCAAGGCAGCAGGGTACAAATGAAACCCGGTCTCTATGCCAACATCCAAAAAAAACGTGAGCGCATAGCCGAAGGTTCTGGCGAGAAGATGCGCAAACCCGGCTCGGCAGGAGCCCCAACTGACGAGGCTTTTAAGAAAGCGGCTAAAACCGCAATGAAGCCTAAGAAGTAATGGCGACCCAGTACGTCAACAGGGAGTCGATGAACACGAAGTCACGTCATGTGACTCCGACGTACATGGACAAGGACGAAGCTCAGAGAGTAGTTGGTTCGTCCGACCCGTTTCCTACGGTAGATGTAAACCACCTCAGACTACACGAGGGGCGTGCATATTACATCTATAAGCTATACCCGTACTCGGCAGGTCTTGGGGCTGGGTCTAGCATCAACATTGCAATTGCTTGGCCAGCCGGGATATTTCCTCATGCCGTGTTTTCTTACGAAAGCCCGGGTGAATCCGAGTTCTTTATGTACGAGTCGCCCACAACTAGCGGCGGTACGGCCATGACGATTTACCGTCGTAACAGAAACCTAGTCACAACAAGCTCTGGTGCGGCTGTACTAGACCCAACGGTTAGCAATACTGGAACCGAGATATATGCAGAGTTTGTCCCAGCCGGGAACAAAGGCGGCGGTCAGCTTGGCTTTACGTTTGAGTACGTGCTCAAGCCTTTGACAACCTATCTATTTAGATTTACTAACGTCAACTCTCAAACTCACCCAGCCAATATGCGAATTGAGTGGTACGAATGACATTAAAAAAACATCAAAACCCAAGTGGCGGTCTTAACGAGGCCGGAAGAAAACACTTTGAGCGCAAAGAAGGCGGCAACCTACAATCACCCGTAAAGTCTGGCACAAACCCAAGGCGGGTTAGCTTTGCCGCAAGATTTGGCGGTATGGCTGGGCCACTTACGGATAGCAAGGGTAGACCGACTAGGCTCAAGCTAGCCCTAAAAGCATGGGGCTTTGGAAGCAAAGAAGCTGCACGCAATTTTGCGATGCGTCACAAAAAGGATTGAACATGGCACGACTAAAGGCTGAGGAAGTATTAAAACGACACGACGTTGCGCTTCGTAAAAAGGATGACTTTAGAAGTCTTTATGAGGACGCCTATGAGTTTGCCCTGCCACAACGAAACCTGTACGACGGCTACTGGGAAGGTAAGGTAGGCGGAGCTAAAAAGATGGGCCGTGTGTTTGATTCCACGGCTATCAGCTCTACCCAACGCTTTGCCAACCGCCTTCAGTCTGGGATATTTCCGCCGCAGCGTAAGTGGTGCAAGCTAGAGCCGGGGCCGGACATTCCTGACGAGCGCCGTGCAGAAGCCCAGTCTGCGCTAGATGTCTACAACGAGAAGATGTTTGCCGTACTCAAGCAATCCAACTTCGACATTGCTATTGGCGAGTTCCTGTTAGACCTATCTGTTGGCACAGCCGTTATGATGGTTCAGCCGGGAGATGACGTAGCCCCGGTAAACTTTGTTCCCGTTCCGCAATACCTTGTAGCTTTTGAAGAAGGCGCCAATGGTCAGGTAGACAATGTGTACCGGCGCATGAGAATTAAGGCCGAGTCCATTGTGAACCAATGGAAAGATGCGGTCATACCAGAGAACAGCCAGCTTGCACGCTTGGTTCAGGATAAGCCTACTGAAGAAGTTGAGTTTATTGAGGCAACGATTATCGACGTTAAGCGTGGCGACTTTGGGTATTATGTTATCCACAAAGAGTCCAAGCAGGAGATTGTCTATCGTAAGATTAAGACTAGCCCTTGGATTGTAGCCAGATACATGAAAGTGGCCGGTGAGATATATGGACGTGGCCCGTTACTAACCGCCCTGCCAGACATCAAGACGCTCAACAAAACCAAAGAGCTGCTTCTTAAAAACGCATCTTTGGCAATTGCTGGTGTCTATACCGCAGCCGATGACGGCGTGCTCAACCCCAATACCATTCGTATTGTTCCGGGTGCGATTATCCCGGTTGCACGTAACGGTGGGCCGCAGGGTGAGTCATTAAAAGCTCTGCCACGGTCGGGAGACTTCAACGTAAGCCAGCTCGTTATCAACGACTTGGTACAGAACATCAAGCGAATCCTGCTAGACGAGTCTTTGCCGCCAGATAACATGAGCGCACGGTCGGCTACCGAAATTGTGGAGCGCATGAAGGAATTGGCCCAGAACCTAGGCTCCGCCTTTGGACGCCTGATTAACGAGACAATGGTTCCCGTAGTATCCAAAATCTTACAGGTTATGGATGAGCGTGGAATCATTGACCTGCCGTTACGGGTCAACGGGCTTGAAGTCCGTGTCGCAGCAGTATCGCCGTTGGCTATGGCTCAGAATATGGAAGAAGTAGACTCTGCTCTCAAGTTCTTCCAGATTGCAAGCCAAGCTGGGCCAGAAGGCCAAGTCGCAGTCAAGGTGGGGGAGATGCTCGACCTTGTTGCCGACAAGCTGGGAGTGCCAGCCGCTATGCGTGCATCACCAGCAGAGCGTGCCGACAAGATGGAGCAAGCAATGGCTATGGCTCAGCAAGTAGCCCAAGCCCAAGCGCAAGCCGAAATACCAGTATAAGGGGGTAATCATTGAGCTGGGAAGAACTTGAGGCAATACCGACCGACATAAGAGATGTCGCTCAGAAATCTGAAGACTTGGACAAGCTGTGCCTACGAGTCTTTGGTTCCGAAGATGGCCAAGAACTGATGGCGTGGCTTAGGCTCACGCTACTAGAGCAACCCGTCGCCGTGCCGGGAAGCGACCCGTCCTATGGGTTCTACCGAGAGGGACAGAACAGCGTAGTAAGGGACATTGAAGCACGGATTAAAAGAGCGAGGAAACTTTGATGGAAACCCAAGAAACCCAACCCAGCGGCGGGGGAACCCAAGAAGCTGGCCTATTGGATTCGGCGGTAGTAACCGATAACCAAGAAGGTCAGAGCCAAGATACAACTAAGACTACCATTCAGCACCTAGAGCCCAAGGAAGATGACGGGCCGCTGGAGCGCCCAGACTGGTGGCCAGAAAACTTCTGGAAGAAAGACGACTCGGCGCCAGACCTAGAGGGGATTGCTAAGTCATGGATGGACTTACGCAAACAGATTAGCCAAGGTAAGCATAAGGCTCCTGAAGACGGAAAGTACGATATGACCGCCTTTGCTCAGATTCCAGACGATGACCCTGTTCGTGGCCACGTTTCTAACTGGGCTAAAGAGTTTGGGGTTAGCCAAGCCGCCCTAGATGCTTTAGTTGGCCCCGTTGTTGCAATGCAAGGTGAGCAGCAAGAGCAAGTCACCATGAGCATTGAGCAAGAGCGCAAGGCTCTAGGCCCGAACGCCGACGCAATCATCAAGGGCATGGGCGAATGGGGCGCAGGCTTGGTTCGCAAAGGGGTTCTAAGCAAGGACGACTTTGAGGAATTTAAGTACATGGGCGGGACAGCCAATGGCATCCGTGTGCTGTCCAAGTTGCGGGAAGCGTTTGAGGGTACTAGAATACCTACACAATCAATCCCATCCGAGGGTGCTCCAAGCAAGGATGAGCTCTATCAGATGGTGGCTGACCCGAAATACAAGACAGACGTTGCTTATCGCCAAAAGGTAGAACGGATGTTTTCGCAGGCTTTCTCTGAGTAACCCCCTCTCCAACCTTCAAGCGGAGACTTGCCCCCGGCTCAAAAGGCTGGGGGTTTTTTTTGCATAAACCTATTGCATTGCCAAAATTAGTGTTGTAAAAATGCACCATAGGCCAATCCTTTGCGACCCTATCCGCTGTGGATACAGACGACCGGCTCCCGTAAGGGGCAAGCATACGGCCCAAATCACCGGCTAACCGAAGCGACGAAAACTTTTTTTAACTTTCAAGGAGATACAAATGTCCGTTTCATTATCGAACGCCTTTGTAACGCTCTTTGATGCTGAAGTTAAACAGGCTTATCAGGGCGTAGCCCAATTGGTAGGTGCGGTTCGTCAGCGTCGGGGTGTTGAAGGCTCTACTGTTAAGTTTCCCAAGGTCGGCAAGGGCGTAGCTACATCACGTGTTCCCCAGTCCGATGTTACCCCTTTGAACGTATCGTTCTCAAACGTAACCTGCACGCTCCAAGACTGGAACGCCGCAGAGTACAGCGACATTTTCAACCAAGCTAAAGTCAACTTTGACGAGCGCAACGAGCTTGTTCAGGTTGTTGCCAACGCTATTGGCCGTCGTCAAGACCAGCTTATTCTGGACGCACTTGCAGGTTCGAGCACAAGCCTTATCGTGACCGAAGACGAGGGTGGTACAGATACCGGACTGAACGTAGCCAAGCTGCGTGCTGCCAAGAAACTGTTGGACAAAAACAACGTTCCTATGGGCGACCGCCATATCATCATCCACGCAAACAGCTTGTCAAGCATTTTGGCTGAGACTGCCGTAACTTCGGCTGATTTCAACACCGTGCGTGCGCTGGTATCTGGTGAGCTCAACACGTTCTTAGGCTTTACCTTCCACACCATTGGTGATCGTTCGGAAGGCGGATTGCCCGTTGCTTCGTCCGAGCGCAAACTGTGGGCTTTCCACCGTGACGCTATCGGCTACGGCGAAGGCATTGCACCACGCACCGAAATCAATTACATCCCTGAGAAGACTAGCTGGCTGGTAAACGCAGTATTCTCGGCAGGTGCGATTGCTATTGATGCCGAAGGTATTGTCGAAGTCCAAACAACTGATTCAGTCTAAGGAGAACGACAATGGCATATAACAAAGACGGTTTGAACTTAGTAAGCGGTTCCAAGGCTGGCAACTCGCCGCAGGTTTGGACGTATCAATCTGCTGATGCAATTGGCGATATTGACGGCGCAGGGTATTTTGACTCTGCCGCATCAATCCTCAAAGTTGGCGACCTTATGTATGTCTACTCTGGCGTGGGCGGCTCTGTCGCTTTCGGCTTTGTAGTGGTCAATGCTAACAGCGGAACGGTTGTTGACGTTACCAGCGTAACTGCTATCGGCACTATCGACAGCGACTAATTGCCTGTCGAGTACGCAGTAAAGCATAGGGGTTGTGCCATTATATGTGGCGCAGCCCCTTCTCTTTTTGAAGACCTAGAAGCAGCACGCAAGCTGCGGCCAGAGGCTACCACCCTAAG